GCAAAGACCAATCATGGTGACACCGAGATGCCAGAAGAGGAAAACGAACATTCTGGCACCACTTGGGAATAAGTAAAATAGATCTTAGAACGTACTAGTTAATAATGAAATACGCAGATACCAGTGCCGGAACTTATGAAAACGATGATTCTTTAGAAGCCATCGAAAATCATGAAGAAGGTTTTGGGCTTCCTGGACAGTCTGCTGTAGGACACGTTGGTTTTGTTAGAAGAGCAGACATTGGTAACCAGGACAACAATTCAACTGGTTTGACTGCACCAACAGGTCATTTTCATACAGATTTAGAAAAAGAACCAGGAATTGTATCAAATGAAGGACTGAGCAGTGTTAGCCCAGGTTCTTTATCACCACTCATTAACGGAGCACTAGGAAGTAACATGAACGCACGAATCGCATACATTATGGAAAACGGAGAACCCTTCTGCAATCACTGTGAGAAGAACTTCGTACCAAATAACCTAACTCGCATTGCATGCACAAACTGCGGATGTGGACAACCGAATGATGATCATGGCGCTTTGGACCACTTGTTTGCAGGTGGAGACCTTGAAAATAGCCACGTAGCAAGTGTTGATCTTGAACACGTAGAAGGACCTACTGTTAAAGACGAATTAGCTGGTAAAGAAATTGTTAAAGAAGAATCAAAAAGAAGTTTTGTAGAAAACACTCTTGACACTTTCCAAAAGAAATCTAATGACAGTGAACTTTACTACCGTGGATACAACGATGCACAAGCTGGTAAGCCACTTGACGAAGATCTCGCTCTTCTTTCAGATGATTACTATCACGGTTATGATCAATTTAAATTTTATAACAAAACTCCACAACAAAGCGTTGGCCAAACTTTGTACGATGTTAAGCCTAACAGTAATGCTATCCCACGTGATAACAAAATGCACCCAGAAGACTACGATCGTGGTCCACTTGAATTGACTGACGGTACTGGAACTGTTACTGCTGCTAAAATTGCTTCTATTTATCCAATTGATGTAATTGAGAAGTTTTTCGAGGTATAATAATGAATAATTGCCCTATTTGCGATACAGGTCGTACAATAACAAAAGTTAGCTCAGCTGGAGATGAAACTTATTGTGTAGATTGTCGTCGCATTGTTGCTAGTGCTACATTTGGTTTTAAATTCTCTGCTAGTGATGAACCAACATCATGCACAACTTCTGATAATCAACCAGGTTACAAAGGACCAGGTAAAAAAGCTAAATGTTTCCCATATGTTGAAGGTAATAAAGATAGTGAAGCAAAAGCTAAGCAAAAAGCTAAAGATTCTATTTATGCTGCTCAACATGCTAAGGGTGCTTCAAAGATTGTCAATGCTTTAGCTTATTTCACAGGTGGACCAGCTAGTGTTACAGATGGACCAATGCAACCTGGTGGAAATCCTTCAAACCCTCTTGGATTTGGTGCTCAATCAAATCCTATGCCACTAACAAGCCACCCAGGTAAAAGTCCAATGCAAACGGGTGCTTTAAGATCTGGTGGAAGTGGAGCTAATGGTGAAGTACCAGCTGCTCCAGGTGGAATCCAACCAGGTGAACTTAATGGTGCTAATCCTGCCAATAGTGGTACAACTGCTAGCAAAATTACACCAAGACTTGCAGATTTAATTTCAAAAGAAATCTTTGGAGTAGGTCACTGCACTGCACACAATTGCTCCGAAGACGAATGTAAACATATGCACGAGTTGCACTAGTAAACAGGAAAACAGAAAGATTCCATTATGAACTACGATGACATTGAAAGACAAGCTAAGACTGCCGCCGCAGACAATGGCTGGTTCAACGGCTCTTCAGAGAGTATCTTCGCTAGACTAGACAGACTACAAGACATCCTTGACACTACAAGGACTGCTGCTAGCAACCCTAACGCTTCTATGACAGAACTTGAGCGTTATGCAAATATTCTTACAGAACTTGGTGCAGAAAAAGAATCTCTTGAAAAAATTGCTTCTGAATATGTTGATTTTGACACTGAGGACTACCTGAATAGTCTTCCAGGTGGAACTATCGCTAAAGAATATCGTGTTAGCAGTGCAGGAACCGCTGACCTTGGTGAAGATGATGGTAGCCTTCTTTATCGTACTGCTGCTTCAATTAATCGTGAATACGAAGATGCCGATTGGATTAACTTTGTAACTGCTGGTGCTGAAGTATGGATTGAAGATCAGGGTCACCGTCTTCTTGACAGTCAACTTAACACTCGTGAAGCTGCTGTATACTATGTAGAACAAAAAACTCTTCCAATTCTTGATGTAGAAAAGCGTGCAGCTATTATTGACAACTTTGTTGACAATGTAGAAATCTGCCGTAGAGCTCGTAAAGAAGGAAGCACTTTCCGTGGCATCAAGTCAGCTAGTGCAAATAAGCTATCAGCTAAATTGGTTGAAGAAAGCCTAAACGAATCATTTGGGGATAACCTTAACTGGTTGTAACATGACTGATTCCTGGAATGGGTTTAGAGTTGTTGGTGCTGTAGAAGATGACAGTGCACCAAAGTCAAACCAGCCACCACTCGTTAAACAACTACAACAATTGCTTGCCGATGTTGCCTTGTTCTATCACACTGTACATGAATTCCATTGGAATGTTACAGGAATTGATTTTTACGAATACCACAAATTATTTGATGAAATAGTAAGCGACGTTTACGATAGTATTGATCCTATTGCTGAAAATATCCGTAAACTTGGTGGATATGCAAAATATAACATGAGTGATCTTGTTAAAATAGCAAATCTTAATGAAGTTGATGAACAAACCAGTGATGCTAAAGCCTTGACAAATTATTTGATTGCGCTAAACTCTGATCTCATTATTACTTTAATGAAAACATTTGACTTAGCAAACAAGTCCAACCAACAAGGCATCGCCAATTTTATAGCTGAACGCATTGATATGCATCAGAAATGGAATTGGTTCCTTAAAGCATCCGGTAAATAATATGGATGATGTTGCTGAAAATGTTGGATTAGTAGTAGCTCTACTCACAGCAATAACTAGTGAACAAGAAGATGTAGCTTATGAAATGGTATTAGAAAGCGACCCTTTGGCGCTATTCAGCTGTTTAACAGGTGTAGTATTGAGTTTATTGAATCTTCTTTCACAAGTTACTAATATTACTCCCGAAGAGTATCTAAAAGATCTTGGAATTTTGGCATTTAAAACGCATGAGTGAAATTGAAGGTTTGCCAGAAGGCATTACTATAAACAAAGGTAATGCTGATTTTTCATATGAAGTAGAATATGAAATAATTAAGACTATTGAATGCGATAAATGCGACATATCATATGATGCATTCCTTTTAACCAATGGCAATCGTCATGAAGGTAAAATTGTTATTAATCCATCAAATTCAACAATTTGGAAAAATACTCTATCTAAAGATAAAAATAAAGCAGTAAAAAATATTTTAGAAACTTTGCAATTAAGGTTTGACAGACACAAAGAAAGGTGCAATAATGATTAGGTATAGTACACAACCCAGTAAAGGTTCCAACGCTTTGACTGATAGCCCAACTTCACCAATTGTAACAACAAAAGATACACGTAATTTGTTGGACATTAAAGATGGTGAAAAAACTCAGGATGTTTTGGACCTTGACGCGAATGATGTTAACGAATAGTTAAGGAATAATGTGACCCTTAAGAAAAAAGAATTGCAAGTAGAAACCGAACCAGTTGTACACATTGTAATTCCAGATACTCAAGCCAAGGACGGTGTTCCTACAGACCACCTGAATTGGATTGGAATGTTTATCGTTGAGGAATATCGCAACAAGAATATCAAGATTATTCACCTAGGTGACCATGCAGATATGCCAGCTCTTTCATTGTATGATAAAGGCAAGAAGAGTATGGAAGGTCGCAGAGTAGTTCAAGACATTGAATCTGCTAACGAAGCATGGCGTATTCTTAATCAACCTATTTACGATTACAACGATCAACAACGTAAGACCAAACACGCTAAGTGGAATCCAGAGCGTCATATTCTTTTAGGTAACCACGAAGACCGTATTAACCGTGCAACTGAAAATGATGCTCAAATTGATGGATTGTTTAGCACAGACGACCTTGATTACGCTCGTACTGGATGGCAAGTAAAGCCATTCAAAGAAATTCTATGGCTTGATGGCGTAGCTTACAGTCACTTCTTTTATAACCCAATGACGGGTAATCCTTATGGTGGAACAATCGATGGTCGTCTTAAGAGCATTGGTCATTCTTTTACTATGGGGCACCAGCAGACTCTTCTCTATGGTCTGAGATATGTAAATGGTGATGGTAGAGATGGTGGAGCACGATCCCAACATGGCCTCGTAGCAGGTGCTTGTTATCTGCATGATGAAAACTACAAAGGACCTCAGGGTAATGCTCACTGGCGTGGTATTGTCGTTAAACATCAAGTTAATGGCGGAAGCTATGACCCAATGTTTGTTTCCCTTGATTACTTATGTCGTAGATATGAAGGCACTAGCCTAGAACGGTTTAAAAAGCTCAAGTATCCGCGTATGTAGTATATGAGCAATTCTCTTGGACTACAGAGGAAGAATTTTCGCTGTGTTTTTAATCCTTATGTGACTAAAGACAACCGTGAAGGCATCATTCGTTCTATAATGTCACAATTTGAGGGTTACGAAGCAGATCCAGAAGTAACTGTTCATGATGAGGGTTTTATACTTACCCTATCACTTGGCTCAGAGCTAACATCAACACTTGCTAGAGATAAAATTCTTTGGAATCAATTTGTTGAAAGCGTTACTGCTCAGGATGCTATTCGCAAAATCCAAATCCTACGACTGCCACAAGCAGGAATCATGGATTTCGGTGAACGTTCTACGGGTGCAGGAAGTGTAGGAGCTTTTGCCCCCAATGTTGACCCTAATACCGGTAATACTGGCGTAGATGAAAAATTAAACACTCCTCTTAACCGTGTTCCTAAGTATCAAATCGATGCAGATCCAGATGACACTCTTGGACACCACGCTAGCGTTAAATACGCAGACCCCACCGACCTTATTTCGGAAGACCAATCTTTTGTACATGGTTTAACACCTGCTGATCTTACTAGTGATGCCAATAGAGTAGAAACTGGTCCACAAGATCAATTAGAAACTGGTGCAAAGCAACATCGTCCACTTCCCGCCGTTCTTGGTGGTTTTAAACGTATTGCTATTGATACCGATGCAGGTAGTGCTTTTACTCTTAACAAACCAAATGGCTTTCAAAGCGTCGGAGACCCACCTAGAGACGGTGGATTGCATGAGAAGGCTAACCCAGGTACCGGAATTGGCGGAGGAGCCCCTATAAGCGGTGCTAGCTGGTTTGTAACTCAACCTGGTAATGAACAAGGTACACAACTAGGTGTAGAACGCAACAAAGATTATGATTTGTCATCTTCATCAGCACCACTTGCTGGTATTACAGCATCTGTGATAGATAATAAAGAAGAAGAAGATGAACAAGGTATTAAAAGAGAATATGGATCAACATTAGATATGTTGGGTGTCGGTGAGCATCCGCTAGGTGGTGCAGCTTACGGATCCTTCTTTGGAATTAATGAAACATACGATTATGAAGGCGATATAAATGACTTCGACATATAAGATATATGCCGCAGGTGAAGATCCAAAACAATATGTCCCAGGAGACTTTATTTTGGTATCAACTACAGGTGTCCTAGCCAAGTTAATTCGATTTGGTCAATTTATTAGATATCATGGTAAAATGAAGCCATTTTCTCGATGGAATCATGCTGCAATGATTATTGGCGAAGATGGAACCATTGTTGAGGCAGTAGGACGTGGAGTAATAACTAGCAATATTAGTGAGTATTTTGATGTAGAGTATTACTACGTCACAACAAAGCTTAACAAACAAAGCCGTGATCAAACGGTGTCTGCTTGCAAAAGCTTTATTAAGGATAAGTATGGTTTCTTTACCATAGTTAGTATTACCCTGGATTTAATCACAGGTATTAAGTTGCAATTTACAAATAGCAACACAATGATTTGCAGTGCAGTAGTAGCTCAATCATTGTGGGCCGGTGGTGTCATATTTGATAGAAACCCATATCAAATGATGCCAGCTGATTTAGCTGCTTCTTTCAATATTATTGCATAATAATAATTTTTTGTAAAAAGCTTGACTTTTACAAAAATATGCATTATATTCATTCTTATGAAAAAAGCTGTTATATCCATAAGTTATGATGCCCGTAATACCCAAAGCGACGAGCTCGCAAGCCAAGAGATCAGCGAAACTATCGCTGGACTTCTCAACAGCCTACGTACTCAAGTTAATGGTGTTCAGGTATCCGTCAAATTCACCAATAATAAGGAGAAAGAATAATGTCAAGTCCACTTAATACAACTACAACAAGAGCAACAGGTCGTGCATTTGTTGCAGCCATTGTTGGTGCTCTTATTGCTTGGGGTACATCCAAGTGGGGTAAGTTGAACACCGGTACATTCGCTGTGTTGACACCTGTTGTTTCTGGTCTGTATTACACAGCAATCAGTACACTAGAAAAGAAATACCCTAAGTTTGGTTGGCTTCTTGGAACACTACCACAATCTGCAGCACCAAAGGTTTTGCCTTCATCGGAGCCAAAAGTAGTACCTACTCCAGTTAAGGCTGCTGCCAAGAAAGTACAAGCTGCCAAGAAAGCTACACCCAAGAAGAAGTAATTCTTCTGGTCTCGTAGCTCAGTTTGGTTAGAGCACTTCCCTGTCACGGAAGGGGTCGTGGGTTCAAGTCCCATCGAGATCGCCACTTTATTAGAAAGAATAATAATGTTGAAGAAATCATTAACAATAATTGCAGTTGCTCTTGCCATTATAGGAGTATTTACAACATTTCAACCAAAGTCTGAACATGTAGGTATTAGTCTGCACCAATACAATGATTTGCACTTTGTAAAGGTCCTATGATGGAAAATATTAATAATGATCCTATTAAGTATGGTTCACATGTATGGACTGAAGCTCCAGCAGGTATTCCTAACCCTATTGTTGCTCAAATCACCACAATCATCTCTGGTCTTCGATAAAGTTATATAAATGCCAAATCTAGATCTTTTGTTGACCAACGATTTGTATTTCCATTGTGATAAAGGCTACGGTGATTGTATTGTAGCATTACACGTAGTAAATAAACTATGCGAAAAGAATCCACAGATTAATGCTAAAGTTTTCATTCCTGTTAATTACCGAGAACAGCTAGCAGAACTAATACTTGATAAAAATATTAAATTTGTTGATATGCCACACCCACGTTACTCTATTGACTTATGGTGTCATGCCATACTTGGTGACAGTCTTTATGAATCACACCACGTATCAAAGCAAGATAGCACATTGAGCAGTTATTTTATGTGGTCATACGAAATTGGTAATTACCTAGCTAAACAACTGCCACATCTGCAACAACCATTTGATTCTATTGAAGAAACTATTCTAAATGAACCATGTTTTGCAAAAGATGTATTGGATGAAGACTTTGACTACTTGATTATTAATGGTTACCCTGTTAGCCCTATCCTTCGGATGTCTAGAGAAGAGCAAGACAAGAGTTTTGCTGCATTGTTAAAGAAACTGAACAATGAAGGTCATAACGTCATCACAACCGTCAAAGTTGATGGATATCGTAGCACGCAAGATTACAATCTAAACTTAATTGACATTGGTAAACTTGCTAAGCGTTGCAAAAACATTATCGGTGTACCAAATGCACCATTTATCGCTTCTGTGAATAATGAAAGCATGAAAACAGTTGAAAATTTTATATCTTTGCTTGATCGTGTTAATACAAATGTTCCTTACCGTGATATGGCTAGAACATTTGACCTTAACGACAAATTCCGTACTATCAAGTCACTTTACGAGTTGATCTAATGAAAGCTGCTATTCTAAGAGAGTTAAACGCTCCACTATCAGTAGAAGACATAGAACTTACATCATTGAAAGTTGGCCAAGTGCTTGTAAAGGTACTTGTTAGCGGTATCTGTGGTTCTCAGTTACATGAAATTAATGGCAATAAAGGTAACGGTAAGTTTTTACCTCACCTTATGGGTCACGAAGGCTGTGGCATTGTACAAGAGATTGGTGATGGTGTTACCACTGTTAAGCCTGGTGACAAAGTAGTCATGCATTGGCGTGTAGGAAATGGAATTGAAGCTCCGTTCCCAGAATATGTACTTAATGGCAAGACTATCAGTAGTGGTAAGGTTACCACACTAAGTGAATACTCTATAGTTTCAGAAAATAGACTTACTGCAGTTCCTATTGATACTCCCAATCATTTTGCTGCCCTTCTTGGATGTAGTTTAACTACTGCACTTGGCATTATTGACAATGAGTGTGATTTTAAGATTGGTGAAAGCGTTGCTATCATAGGTACTGGTGGAGTTGGTCTAAACCTAATCCAAGGTGCAGTTTTACGTGGTGTGAATCCAATTGTTGCTATTGATAATAAAGAAGATAAAGCATGGTTATCGTTTGATGCTGGTGCTGACAAGTTCTTTAGTAACAAATATGAATTTGATGGAAAAGTAGACGTAGTAATTGATACTACGGGCAACATTGATGCAATCAAAAAGAGTTTTGGTTATCTATCTAACAATGGTAGAATGATCCTAGTGGGTCAACCTAAACCAGGTGAATCTTTGGAGATCGCTAATGCTCTTTCTTTCTTTAATGGCAACGGACTCAGCATCAAAGCTACACAAGGTGGCAAGACAGATCCCTCGAAAGATATTCCCCGATATGTCAACCTCAACAAAGATGGTAAACTTAATATTGATAAAATTGTAACTCATCAATATAAATTGTTCGATGTTAACAAAGCATTTGATACACTTAAGAACGGTAATGCCGGTAGAATCATGATTGAAATGGAAGATAAATAAAATGGATAAACGTAATTGGACACCTGAAGAGCTAATTGCTTTTGAGAATAGAATTGGTGATCTTTACTTAGATAATAAATTGCCATTCTTGTTTCACCTATCAGGTGGCAATGAAGAACAGCTAATTGATATCTTTAAGGATATCAAGGAAGGTGATTACGTTATTAGTAACCACCGTAGCCACTATCACGCTCTCCTACACGGTATCCCTGAGGATGTATTGGAAGATCGCATCCTTAATGGACGAAGTATGTTTGTTTATGACAGAGAACGTAATTTCTTCTGTTCCGCAATCATTGGTGGTACACCTGCTATTGCAGCTGGTATTGCTCTTGCTCTAAAAAAGAAGGGATCTGACCAAAAGGTCTGGTGTTTTGTTGGAGATGGCACAGAAGACAATGGTCACTTGTTCGAAGCTGCTCGTTATGTAGAAGGCATGGATCTACCATGTACTTTCGTTATTGAAGCCAACAACCGTTCAGTAGAAGCAACCAATGAAGAGCGTTGGGGTAGCACTGCTCATTTTGAATGGCCTTTTAAGTGTGTAAAGAAATATCAATATGACATCACTTACCCACATGCACGTAAACCCGGTATGATTGACTTGTCGCAAGCTGTAAAAAAGACTGACGATGAGTACTTTCCACCTCTTGAACCATATGAATATTTGAATCCTCCTGTAGATACTGAAGGTGCTTCATATAAAGATACTATGGAACAAGTTATGACAAAATTAGGTAGTGAAGGAGCTGTCTTTATTGGTTATAACGTAGCAAGAGGTGATGCTATGGGTACATTGAAAGGTGTACCAGCAGAACAAAAAATTGAAACACCTGTTGCTGAAAACTTGATGATGGGTCTAGCTATTGGTATGTCATTTGAAGGTTTTAAGCCAGTTGTTTACTTCGAACGTCATGATTTTATGATGGTTGCTATGGATGCTATTGTAAACCACTTAGACAAGATTGAAAGAATCTCGCACGGTGAATTCAAAGTGCCTGTTATTGTGCGTGCAGTGTCTGCTGATTCTGGTCCGTTCTATTCTGGTATTACACACTCACAAGACTTTACTGATGTTCTCAAAACTGCAGTAACTATTCCAGTAATTGAACCTACCGATGCTAGAGAAGTAGTTCTTGCGTTTATGAATGCTGCTATGAGTAATCGTCCAGCTATCATTATTGAAAAGAAGTCTAGATACTAAAATGAAACGTATCCTAGTGATAGGTGAAAGTTGTAAAGACGTATTTGTCTATTGTGACGCAGTGCGCCTTGCTCCTGACGTGCCAGTACCAGTATTGAATGTTCTACATCAAGAAGAGAACGAAGGTATGGCAATGAACGTACTGCGAAATATAACAATTGTTGAAGATTGCAGTATTATTACCAATGACAATTGGGAATCTATTACTAAGACAAGATATGTGCATGAAGCTACTAACCATACGTTCTTTAGAGTAGATACAGAACCTAACTACGGTATATTTGATACACCAATTGATTATAAACAATATGAAGTCATTGTTATTTCTGATTACAATAAAGGATTCTTGACAGAAGATGACATTGAAACAATTTGTAAATCACATCCACGTGTATTCCTTGATACAAAGAAAAAACTAGGAAAATGGGCAAAGAAAGCTTTCATAATCAAAATCAATGATTACGAATACAATAATTCTGATCCTGATATAACAAATGCTTATAAAGATAAGATTATTCACACAATGGGTGGTCATGGATGTGAATACAATGGCAAACGGTATTCTGTTAAAAGAATGGAAGTCAAAGATTCTTCAGGTGCTGGCGATGCTTTTATGGCAGCTTTGGTTGTTAAATACGTCAATAGTCAAGATCTTGAACAAAGTATTGTGTATGCCAATGAGTGTGCATCAGAAGTTGTAAAACACCGAGGAGTGACCACTATATGACAATTCTAAGATACAATCAGGTTCCAGCAATAAGCAAAGGGTTTTCTCAAAAAGGTCAAGACTCATTTATTGAATATACATTTGACAAGATAGGTACCACCAATAAGTATTATGTTGAGTTTGGTGCCACTGATTGGCCAGAACTGTCTAATACAGCATACTTGCACATGAATGGTTGGAATGGCCTTCTTATGGAAGGTGATGAACAATACAGTAGACATGTAAATAACACCACAATTAATTATCACATGGAATGGATTTCCAAAGATAACATTTGTGATCTATTTGATAAGCACAATGTTCCAAAGTCGCCAGATTTTGTATCAATTGATCTTGATGGTATGGATTACTGGATTACTGATGCAATGCTTAATAAGTATTCTCCTAGAGTGGTGATGGTTGAAAACAATGTTCGTTTTGAACCTTATGAAAGCCAAACACGCAAATATGATATTAATTGGTTGTGGTCAAACAACGGATGGTACGGTGCTTCTCCGTATGCATTTAAAAAAATGTTCAACTCACATGGATATACTCCTGTTTGGATTCATTCTGACGATATGATTGCTATAAGAAATGATGTATTGGTTGATAATGGTTACGAATTTACAGATTGGGATATTGTTTACCCTGCTTCACGATCTGAACTATATTGGGACCATAATGGTGAATACAATCACGAAGAATGGGAATCGGTTTGATTATCCTGACTGGATCCGAAGGGTTCATTGGCAAGAACTTCTTAAAAGCTCTTGATGGACAACGTATATTGATAGTCAATCAACAAGACTGTCATTATTTCCTTTCCAATTTTAATGCATGGGATCAAGTTAAACTTATTCTTCACCAGGGTGCTATATCAAGCACCACAGAAAAAAATATTAGACTATTGTATAATTACAACATAGAGTTCACTCTGGCATTGTTGGAAAAAGCTAGAGATCACGGTATTCCAATCAAGTATGCATCATCAGCTTCAGTTTATGGCAATTTGGACGGTATACCTAACCCTATCAATCATTATGCCATGTCTAAATTGCAGATTGATTACTGGGTACAAGACAATATCGATGATTTTAAGTTTATACAAGGATTTCGTTATTTCAACGTCTATGGTGACGGAGAAGAACATAAAGGTGACCAGGCAAGTCCAGTTAGCAAATTTACGTGGCAAATTAAAGAGTCTGGTAAACTTAATCTATTTGAAGGATCAGAAAATTTTAAAAGAGACTTTATTTGTGTAGATGATGTTGTAGATATAGTATTAAACAACGACAAACGATCTGGTATCTACGATCTTGGTACAAGTAATCCAAGAAGTTTTGAAGAAGTTGCAAATGCCGTTGCAAAGCAGTATAATGGTGAAGTAAATATCATTCCATTTCCCGAACACTTGGTTGGTAAATATCAGTCCTACACATGTGCTAAGAAGGAGTGGGGTGACCACAAATTTAGAACGATAGAAGAATACTTAAATGGAAAATAAACAACTATTCCTGACTGGTACATTTGATGTTATCCATAAAGGACATATTGCATTATTAGAACATGCTAAAAGCTATGGTGGAACCCTCACAGTTGCCATCGATACCGATAGACGCGTATCAGAGAAAAAAGGTCCTGATCGTCCCTTTCATAATGAAAACGATAGAAAATATGTTATCAGTTCCATAAAACATGTTGACAATGTTGTACTTTTTAACTCAGATGAACAACTTATTAATATTGTAAAAAATCTTAACCCAGATATTTGGTTTGCTGGTAGTGATTGGTGGGGCAAAGAATTTCCTGGTAAAGAATATGCCAAGACTGTAAAATATTTTGAAAGAATAGAGCCATATTCAACAACAAGGATTCTAGAAAGATGAAGTTTGTAGTTGACATTGATGGCACCATATGCAATACTATCGATGGTGATTACGCAAAAGCAGAACCATATCACGATGCTATAATTCAAGTAAACAGTTTATATGACCAAGGTCATAAGGTTGTTTACTTTACAGCTAGAGGTATGGATAGAACTGATAATGACCCAGTAAAAGCTAGCGAGCTTTTCCGAGAATTAACAGAACAACAATTGCAAGATTGGGGTTGTCAATACCACCAATTAATCATGGGGAAACCGTCTGGTGACTTCTATGTTGATGATAAAGGAATAAATAGTGAACACTTCTTCAGCTAGAGAATGCGTAGTAAAAGGTTGGGGTTACGAGGAGATCATTTGCAATACAGAAAAATATTGTTCAAAAATTCTTCATTTCAACAAAGGTAAAAAGCTTTCTTGGCACTACCACAATATCAAAGATGAAACATTCTACGTAGAGAATGGTTCCGTTGTTCTTGTATACGGTGAAACTGACGATATTAATCAGGCAGAGCAAATTGTTTTACAACCTGGTGATTCTTTTCACATACGCACGGGTCTACGTCACCAATTGATAGGATTAGAAAATGCTCGTGTATTTGAATTTTCTACACAACATTTTGATGATGATAGCATCAGAGTAATAAAGGGCGATTAGCCAAACATTCCCTGGTAGCTCAACGGCAGAGCAAGCGACTGTTAATCGCTAGGTTATAGGTTCGAATCCTATCTGGGGAGCCAATGAGGGATGGTGTAATGGCAACACAGGGGCCTTTGAAGCCCTTATTCTAGGTTCGAGTCCTAGTCCCTCAGCCAAGGGAATGTAGCTCAGTGGTAAGAGCAGAGGACTCATAATCCTTCGGTCGTGGGTTCAATTCCTACCATTCCTACCATTTAAAAGTATACGGAATCTGTCGTAGGTAGTAAGCGAATAACGCTTATTGTCCAGCGTTCCTACGGGAACAATATAAGGAGTAACACGATGACCTCGATGTTCGATTACGATGACACAGTAAATCTTGCTTTTGACGCAAAGATTGCCGGTAAGAAACTAGTAACTGCTAAGCATGAATTGCTTACAAAAACTGGTGATTTTCTATTCCTCGCTCACAGCGACAAAGAATTAGCTCAACGCATGCAAATGGTTGAAGAAGACATCGAGAAGGTAGCTTATCGCAAGCTTGCTAATGTCAGTGACTCTAAAGCTAAGCTTGTACGAGCAGTATACGAAGAATGGTCAATTCGCCACGCTAACTGTGATTTTTGCAAAGAAAGTAGTACAAAAACTGCATGGGGATGGAATCCTATTTCTGACCTAGGTCAAGCTATTTCTGATGTAGGAGGAGCTGCAGGCAAGGCTACAAAAGCAGTAGGAAACGCCGCTAAAGATGTTGCACACGCTGTAGGAACTGGCGTAGGAGATGCTGCTTCTGGTGTAGGATCTGCTGCAAAGGCAGTAGGAAACGAAGTAACAAAACTTCCAGGCCAAGCAACTAATGTTGCTAAGGGTGTTGCAAATGCAGTAGGAACTGGCGCTAAAGATGTTGCTCACGCCGTAGGAACTGGTGTAGGAGATGCTACAAGAGCAGTAGGCACAGGAGTATCAGCAGTAGGAAACGAAGTACAAAAACTTCCAAGTCAAGTTTCTGACGTTGCTAAGGGTGTTGCACACGCCGTAGGAACTGGCGTAGGCGCTGCTGCTTCTGGTGTAGGGTCTGCTGCACAAGCTGCTGGAAACGCAGTAGGAACTGCTGCAGCTGATGTTGCTCACTCTACTGCTAATCAATTTGACAGAGCTCGTCATGATGTTGCAGGTGCTGCTGATGCAGTAGGAACTGCTGCAACTGATGTTGCTAAGGGTGTTGCTGCACCATTTGCCGGTGCCGCCGCAGCTGCAGGATCTCTTATTAGTCAATTTACTAAAGGTGTTCAAGGGGACAAGCCATCTGGTGCTTCTACTCCACCAGCACCATCAGCTGCTCCAACACGAACAACTCCATCATCAGCTCCAGCACCAAACAATAACATGCATTTTCAACCAGCACCAGCACCATCAGCTGCTCCTGCACCAGTACCAAACAATAACATGCATTTTCAAACAGCACCAGGAAGTTCAGCAAAGATAACTGATCCAGATACGGATAATGACCCTAATGATCCAAACGAAGGTAATCCAAATGCTAAAGAGGGTGCTGCTCGTAAGATTGCTAGACTATCATACTTTCTTAAGGAATCAAAAGATACAAATTTTACCGTATAGCATTACTAGCACCAGCTAATCCTGGTGGAAGTGTTGCTAAAACACCAGCTGCACCACCTAAAGTAACTCTACCTACTGCTGCTCAAACAGCTGCTCACCAACAAGCTTCTGGTGTAACTCCAGCAAGTTCAAAACCAACTGCACCTCCAGCAGTAACTTTTTCTACTGCTGCTCAAGTAGCTGATCACCAAGCAGATAATGGTTTAATTTCAGAAAGTTCAACACCAAAAGCTCCTACAACTAAAGCTCCTACTGTTGTAGATAATGGTCCATCTGCACCAAGTGCAACGGTTGCTGAATATTATGCTAATCTTCCAAAACCTCCACAACAAGGTGTTGATACATCTGTTGATTCTACAAAACCTGTAGCTCCAACAACTCCTGCACCAACAACATTTGTACCTACTTCTGCTCCTGCTGCTCCTGTTTCTAGTGATGTTGTTCAACAACCACCTGTACAAGCTACACCACCACAAGGAATTGATGAACAGCAAATGCAAAATGCTTCTTCT